TAGATCTAAGTAATGTACGAGCAAAATTTAGTTAAAACAATAGAACCAATTAAAAGAACGACTATTAGTCGTCTTAATAAAGGTAAAAAATGGAAATATGGATATGATAAAGAACATGATATTGTCGTTATATCAAAAACGGGTAAAATTGGTGAAATACTTGAAATCCAAAACTTGCGAATTGGCTTGCCGTTGGAACCAAAAGGAGTGTACGTGCACCCCAAAAACAAATGGGTAAAATTTGAACAACCTAAGGAATTAGCACGTTTAAAAAATATATTTGATTGGAGAAATTATCCAGACGAACAAAAGGAACAGTGGTTTGATTATATAGACGAGGAGTTTAAAAGAAGAGAAGAAGGGTTTTGGTTTATGAATAAAGATAAACCAACTTATATAGTAGGAACGCATTATATGTATCTTCAATGGAGTAAAATCGATGTTGGAGCACCTGATTATAGGGAAGCAAACAGATTGTTCTTTATATTTTGGGAAGCCTGTAAGGCTGATAGAAGATGTTACGGAATGAGTTATTTAAAAAATAGACGTTCTGGATTTTCTTTTATGTCATCTGCGGAAACGGTTAACTTAGCTACTTTAGATAGCGATGCTAGATACGGTATACTCTCTAAAACTGGTTCTGATGCAAAGAAGATGTTTACAGACAAAGTTGTACCAATTAGTATAAATTATCCATTTTTCTTTAAACCGATTCAAGATGGTATGGATAGACCTAAAACTGAATTAGCATATAGAGTACCAGCTAGTAAGTTTACAAGGAAAAAAATAACAGCTAACGAAAAGTTAGAGGATTTAAAAGGTTTAGATACAACTATTGATTGGAAGAATACAGGTGATAATAGTTATGATGGTGAGAAGCTAGCTTTACTAGTACATGATGAAAGTGGGAAATGGGAAAGACCCGATAACATATTAAACAATTGGAGAGTTACGAAAACATGTTTACGATTAGGTAGCAGGGTAGTAGGTAAATGTATGATGGGTAGTACTTCAAATGCTTTAGATAAAGGTGGGGAAAACTTTAAAAAACTATACAATGCTTCAGACGTCACAAAAAGAAATCGTAATGGACAGACAAAATCTGGCTTATATTCTCTTTTTATTCCAATGGAGTGGAACTACGAAGGCTTCATTGACGAATACGGATATCCAGTTTTTGATAATCCAGACGATGATGTCCTCGGACCAGACGGTGAATTAATAGATTACGGTATTATAGAACATTGGCAAAATGAAGCTGATGGACTAAAGACAGATCAAGATGCTTTAAATGAGTTTTATCGTCAGTTTCCAAAAACTACAGAGCATGCCTTTAGAGATGAGGCGAAAGGAAGTATATTTAATTTAATTAAAATATACGAACAAATAGATTACAACGAGGAAATGGCTAGAACATTAGGTATTACTCAAGGTAATTTTCAGTGGGTGAGTGGTGTTAAAGATACGCAAGTAATATTCTATCCAGATCCAAAGGGTAGATTTAAAGTTAGTTGGGTTCCACCCCAGCAGTTACAAAATAGAGTGGTACTTAAAAACGGTATAAAATATCCTGGTAATGAACACATGGGAGCATTTGGTTGTGACTCTTATGATATATCAGGTACTGTAGATGGAGAAGGTTCTAAAGGAGCATTACACGGCTTAACCAAGTTTAGTATGGAGGACGCTCCCGCGAACAGCTTCTTTTTAGAATACTTATCTAGACCACCTACAGCTGAAATGTTTTTTGAAGACGTTTTAATGGCAATAGTGTTTTATGGTATGCCAATACTTGCAGAGAATAACAAACCTAGATTGCTGTACTATTTAAGGCGAAGAGGATATAGAGGGTTTAGTATGAATAGACCTGATAAAAAATGGAATAAATTATCTGTCGCAGAAAAAGAAGTTGGTGGAATACCTAATTCAAGTGAAGATATAAAACAAGCTCATGCTGCTGCAATTGAAATGTATATACAAGATCATGTTGGTATGAAGCAAGATGGTACGTTTGGAGATTTATATTTTAATGCTTTGCTAAATGATTGGACTAGATTTGATATAAATAAAAGAACAAAACATGATGCATCTATAAGTTCTGGTTTAGCTATAATGGCTAATAATAGACATCTTTATGCTCCAAATCCTAAAATAGAAAGATCACCAGTGAACATAAACTTTTCTAAATATGAGCAACGAGGTAATATGAGTAAAATAATTAAAAATTAAAAATGGCTGAATCAATTATAAATAGACATTTTCCTAGCCAAGTAGTTAGTGACTTAGAGAAAATGAGTCATGACTATGGATTAAAAGTTGCAAAAGCAATTCAATACGAATGGTTCACAAAATCACATAGTAGTGATAGATTTCGTAACAACATATCTAAATTTCATAAATTACGTTTGTACGCGAGAGGCGAGCAATCTATACAAAAATATAAGGATGAGTTATCTATAAACGGTGATTTGTCCTATTTAAATTTAGATTGGACACCTGTTCCGATAATACCTAAATTTGTAGACATTGTAGTTAATGGTATAGCTGAAAGATTATACAAAATAAAAGCCTATTCTCAAGATCCTTATGGCGTTCTTAAGAGAACAGAATATATGCAGAATATTGAGAAAGACATGAAAATGAAAGATTTTTATGACTTTTGCGAAGAAACTTTCCAGATCACAGTTGTAGATACTGGTAAAGAAACCTTACCAACAAGCGATGAAGAATTTAAATTACATATGCAACTTAACTATAAGCAAGAGGTTGAAATAGCTGAAGAGCAAGCTATAGAAACTTTAATGCAAGGAAGTAGGTATGATTTAATAAAAAGAAGATTTTATCATGATTTAACAGTGTTAGGGATTGGTGCGGTTAAAACTTCGTTCAACACTGCTGAAGGTGTTGTAATTGATTATGTTGATCCAGCTAATCTTGTTTACTCTTATACGGAATCACCTTATTTCGAAGATATATATTATGTTGGAGAGGTTAAATCTATTCCTATTAATGAACTTAAAAAACAATTTCCATATTTAGATCATGAAGCTTTAGAAGAAATATCTAATAGCAGTTCTGGTACTAATGCTAATTACTACGGTGCTAATTCTAGGAATGCTGATTCAGACAACAACAAAGTAGACGTGTTGTATTTTAACTATAAAACCTACATGAATGAGGTTTATAAAATAAAAGAAAACTCAACAGGTGGAGAAAAAGCTGTTAAAAAAGATGATAGTTTTAATCCTCCAAAAAGTTTAGAAGGTAAATATGAAAGACTATCTAAATCGGTAGAATGTTTATATGAAGGAGCGTATATATTAGGTGCAAATAAACTTATAAAATGGGAGAGGGCTAATAATATGATGCGTACTAAAAGTGATTATACTAAAGTTAAAATGAATTATAGTATAGTTGCTCCTAGAATGTACGAGGGACGTATAGAATCACTTGTAGGTAGAATAACTGGTTTTGCTGACATGATCCAATTGACTCACCTAAAAATACAACAAGTATTATCTCGAATGACTCCAGATGGTATTTTCTTAGATGTAGATGGTTTAGCTGAAGTTGATTTAGGTAACGGAACAAACTATAATCCCCAAGAAGCTTTAAACATGTTCTTCCAAACTGGTAGTATAGTTGGTAGATCTATGACTATAGATGGTGATCAAAATCCTGGTAAAATTCCAATTCAAGAAATACAATCAGGAGCTGGTAGTAATAAGATGCAGCAATTAATAGGTACATATAATTATTACTTACAAATGATAAGAGACGTAACCGGATTAAATGAAGCAAGTGATGGTTCAACTCCAGCTGAAAGATCTTTAGTAGGCGTACAAAAAATGGCCGCAGCAAATTCTAATACAGCTACAAGACATATATTGCAGTCAGGTATGTTTTTAACTGTTGATGTTGCTGAGCAATTATCACTTAGAATTTCTGATATTATAGAATATTCACCAACTAAAAAAGCTTTTATTGAGGCTATAGGCGCTCATAATATAGCTACATTAGAAGAAATGTCTAATTTACATCTTTATGATTTTGGAATATTTTTAGAACTAGAACCTGACGAAGAAGATAAGCAATTATTAGAAAACAATATACAAGCGGCGTTAGGACAGCAAGGAATTAACCTAGAAGATGCTATTGATTTACGTCAAATAAGAAATGTGAAGTTAGCAAATCAAATGCTTAAACTTAGAAGAAAGAAAAAAGCAGATGAAGATCAAGCGAATCAGTTACAACAAACCGAAGCCCAGGGTAGATCGCAAGAAAAAGTAGCGGCAGCAGGGGCTAAAGCTGAAATCGATAAAGGAAAAGCTGCTTTGGAAAATGAAATTAAACTTGAAGGTATAAAAACAACTGGTAAGAATAGTGTGTTAGATAAAGAAGCTTCTATCAAAGAAAGATTAATGCAATTAGAATTTCAATATGAAATGCAATTAAAACAATTAGAAGCTAAAACTAAATCAGCTACACAATTATTAACTGAAAATCGTAAAGACGATAGAACAAGAATGCAAGCAACACAACAATCAGCAATGATTGATCAGAAGGAAAATCAAAAACCATCCCAAAATTTTGAATCTGCAAATGATACATTAGGTGGATTTAATTTAGGATTGTAAATTTATTAACTATTATTATATTATATTATGGCAAAGAAAAAAGAAAAACCAGTCGTGGATAACGAAACTGGTTCATTGAAAGTAAAAGAACAAAAAGAAAAACAACCTACAGGTAACGAGACTAAAGGTAATGTTACAAAGGTTAAAGAAAAAATGAAAATGAAACCTATTATAGAAAAAGAAACTATAACTAAGGTTGATTTAAATAAACCAGAAAAACCAGAAGAAAATGAAGTTAAAGAAGATAACACTAACGACGAGGGAGTGGTTGGAGTCAATGAAGATGCCAATGCCCCACAAGAACAAGAAGAAGTACAACCGGAAGTTCAAGCACAAGAAACTCCAGTATTAGAAGAAATTACTGAAGAAACAAAAGCAGAGGAAGTTGCTGAAGTAGCTGAAGAAGCCATTAAAGAATCAATGGAAACTGGTAAACCTCTTCCTGAGAATATTCAAAAGTTAGTAAACTTTATGGAAGAAACTGGAGGAGATTTAAATGATTATGTTAAGCTTAATCAAGATTACAGTGAATTAGATAGTCAAGATTTATTACACGAGTACTACAAGCAAACAAAACCTCATTTAAATAACGAAGAAATTAACTTCCTTATGGAAG